TAGTTGCTGAAGCAGTAGAGGAATATGTAGAGAGAGCAGTAGAGAACGCTGATGTAGAGGATTACACACTTGCTGATGTTGTTACAGAAGTACAGTATGAAGCATTCTTGGAAAATCCAATAGAAGTATTAGTTGATTTTGACAATATAACAGAGATAAATCTAACAAACATATCTGATGATATGACACAGGATCAGAAAGAAAAAGCACAGGAGGTCGTAGTTCCTGTAATCTTGACTAGAATAGCTAGTATGGCTGCGTTTATATTTAGGAGAAGCTAGTGATTAAAAAGTTATGGTCTTGGCTAGTAGAAGCAATTAAAGAAACACTAAATCTTAGTTGGACTTTAGTTGGTTTAGTTATTGCAACACTTACATTAACTGGATCAGCCCAGCAAGTTACAGGTTTAGCGACTATAATTACTTTAGCTATATGGTTACTGACCATTAGTTTTAGAAAAGGAGAATAGTATGGACTGCTGTGGTAGTGGTTGCTGTGGTGGTAAGTAATGTGTGTAACTTTTGTCAATGATGCTGGTACATACATTACCATATGTAATGGAGAATATGGAGGTATAGGTGAAACTGACTGTAGTTAGAACACAATTTGGAACAGATGCAACAAATGGTTTGTTGTTTATAGATGGTATTTTTGAGTGCTATACACTAGAAGATCAATACCAAGCAGTAAAGGTAATGCACGAAACCTGCATACCAGAGGGTACATACGACATAAAGTTTAGAAAGACTGGTGGTTTTCACGCTAAATATACAGAAAGATATAAGAACGCACACTATGGTATGTTACATATACAAGATGTGCCTAACTTTACCTATATACTTATACACACAGGAAATACTGATGAACATACATCAGGTTGTTTAATTGTAGGAGAAACACAACAAGATTTAGAAGTATCTAAAGATGGTTTTATAGGCAGCAGCACAGTAGCTTACAAGAAAATGTATGCAAAAGTTGCAGGTCAACTACTACAAGGTAAAGATGTAAGCATAGAGTACACTACAATAAATAAATTATTTGAAGGTCAACAAGATAATAAAGCTAAAGACCACACAATATTAGCTAATACAGTATATGAAAAGCTAGAAGAAATAAATGGTAATGTATTGATAGGTAATGCTATGTTGAAAGGCAGGTTAATACAATAATGTTTGATAGAATTAAAAGAGCAAGAAACCAGGATGGTACATTTAAAAAAGATGTATGGTGGACACCTTGGTCTGATTCGTGGGAGTATAAAATGAGTGAAGATCTCAAAGATATGCTGGAAAGAACATTATGGACTTTCGTAGAAGCATTCCTTGGAGCTTTAGTAGTTGCACCATTGGTATCGCTAGATGCAAATACCTTGGAACTAGCTGCTTTAGCAGGTGGTGGAGCTGCATTAGCAGTTGTTAAGACTTACGCTAAAAAACAAATCACTAAGTAGATTCTGTCCTAATTCCTGTGTATAATTAGCACAACAGAAAGGGCTGTTATGACACAGGAACTAGGTAATAATTATTACAAGTCTGGTTGGCAACCATCAATAGAGTTTGATGAAACAACAGGCAAAGGTGAGGTAACCTATGTAGGTACTGACCCTGATTACAAGAATAAGTATGATGAGATACTTAAAAACTGGGGGTTTGATCCCAAATACTTTACGATTGAGGGGAATGTAAGGGCTAGTAGCTGGGAAGGACAGCTAAAAGGTGGCAGAACGACCACCTTTTTTGCATTTAAGGGAGTTGTAAAGCGTAAAAACCCTGCATTAGACCAGTATTTTGACAAACTTGTTAAGGAGTACAGTAGAAAACCTAAGTTAAAAGACACAAATTTTGGTGGTGATACTGCTTTTATATGGACAATGGCTGATTGGCAGTTAGGTAAAGCTGATTATGGCGTTGAAAATACCCTTAAACGCTACGAGGAAGCTCTTATTAAAGGAGTAAATCAAGTTAAGGCACTACGCAAGACAGGTACAGAGATAGATGAGATATACCTATTAGGATTAGGTGACCTTACAGAAAACTGTGACCAGTCATTTTACAGCTCAATGCCCTTTAATATTGAACTCTCGCTATCTCAACAATATCAATTAGCTAGGCGTATGATAATGAAAACTATTGATACATTCCTTTCACAAGCAGACAAGATTGTAATTTGTGGTATTGGTGGTAATCACGGAGAGATGACACGATCAGGCAAAGGACAAGTATTGTCAGATAGATTAGACAACTCTGATATGATGCACTTTGAAGTAGTTAAAGAGATACTTGCACAGAACAAAAGATATGACAAAGTAAAGGTCATACTACCTACTGACTATCATCACTTGCTAGATATAAAAGGTAAAGGTGTAGCTATCACACACGGACATATGACAGGTGGTGGTACTGGTCCAGAGGGTAAGATTATGAAATGGTGGGCAGGTCAAGCTATGGGTTGGTTACCTAGTGGTGCTGCTGAAATATTAATTACAGGACACTATCATCACCCAAGAGTATATAAACAAGGTAAGCGTACTTGGTTTCAATGTCCAAGCATAGATGCAAGTAAAGATTTTACTGCAAGAACAGGACTATGGAACGATCCTGGTGTGTTATGTTTTACAGTAAATAAAGATGGTTGGGATAACTACAAGATAGTTTAAGAGCAACCATCTTCTGCTATGTCATAGCAAGTATCACACAAAGGTCTATCGCCTGTGCCTATGTATGGTTCGTTTTCTGTAACTTCTATGTGTCCAACACCCCAACATCTAAATATATATATCATTCTTCTTCTTGATTTACTGTTGTAAGTATCTGTATGTTAGGAAGTATTGCAATTAATTGCTGTTGTCCATTAGGCAACAATATACTTTTACCCATAAACAAAGGCACTTCCTTACTGTTTCTTCTATTTAATAATTCTGCAATTAACATACTATCTGTTGCTTTGCTTAACATTACATTAATCATTCTTCCTCCTCGTGTATTTTTGCTACACCCTCGTATAAAAAGCCTACTACTTTTGTAACAGTTTTTGTATCTTCAAACTCTGTTGTCTTTGGCATTGGTATTTCTGTCCATTGAAAGTCATAACCTTTACGCACTAACTTATGTATGTTCCAAGTCAAAATATTGCCATTGTATTCTGTAAGATATACAAATGCTTTGCCTGTTTCTATACACTTAACAATATTGCTATCAAACTTTTTCTTTTCAATAGCCCAGCTTCTGTATTTTTTATCTCTTGACTTTACCTCTACAATGTATCTACCATTTTCTGCATCATAAGAGCTGTAAGGATCACTTACCTCCACCAAGTCAAGACCTGGATATATACTATTTAACTTATCTATTATCTCTGTCTGTGTCATTTATTATCTCCCTGCATTTTCTACAATGTATTTCTACTATGTATGTCGGCTCACCAAACAAATCAATTTCGCCTACACCACAACTAAGACAACGCACTCTTTAACTTGTCAATCATAGCACTAGCATTACCCTTAGTAGCCTCGCCACCATTTAAGTATGCTTTTGCTTCTGCACCTAGTTCATCTAAACCTGCATCAATACATTGTGTTATTAATGTATTAATAAAGTTTTTTTGTCCATCACTAATTGGTTCTTGTTGCCAAGGTCCATCAGGTATATCAGCCATATCTTCCTCACTTTCTTTTTCTTTTACATTACCTAGTGTTTCTATTATATTATTTACCACTTCAGTATTACCAGCTCTGTCCTCAAAATCTTGTTTAAATTTTGTAACATAACTTTCTACAAGTAATAAAAATTTATCTACATTATCGTTAGACCATTCAGCTACATTGTCGCTAATAGTCTTATCCATTTTAAGTCGTGTGATACTTGTGTCGTAGCATTTCTTTGCAAAATTTTTATCCTCGTTGCACATACTAAATACCATTTCTTTTAGCTGACTTTCTGTAATGCTAGAAGGGGATTTCGTAATCTCTTGTGCTACTTGTTTTTTTTTAGGTGTTTCTTGTTTGCCTACATTGTCTTTGCTGTTACCAACTTTAGACATTTCTTCTTTACTTGGTCTAGCTTTACCTGATCCTTGATACTTCCAATTAGCTAAAGCTCTACCAATAGCTGATGTTTCGCAGTTTTCCATCCAAGCATCAGCATTTGCAAAACCACCTTGACCCTTAGTTTCCTGTGCTATACCTGTGCTTACTGGTCTTGCATCTTCTTCTTGCTTATAAATTTCTGCTCTTATAGTTACACAAGTTCCCTCTGGTGTGATGTGTGCTATCTCTGTGCTTATTCTTGCATTTGGATTATCTTTCCAAAATACTTTTAGTCTATCTTCTACTGTTTCATAATTATCTAAATTAAATTTAGCCATATCTTTCTCCTGTTCTGTGTGCCTACATTGTAGTTGTTATCTACGACAATTTCTAGTATTATTGAAGAAAACAATAAATGATTTATTCATATGTTGTTTCCTTTCTGGAATAGCACTCTAGCGATAGAGTGCTATTTTATTGTTTTTTTACTTCAACATCATCTAAGACACTTGTGCCTAAAGTTTCTGTCCAATCAGTAGATGCAAATACTTCAATAGCTTCATCTTCATTATTAGCTTCAACTTCGTATCTGTTGATTTGTGTTGTTTTTATAATATATTTACTCATTACTTCCCTTTCTTAACACTCTGCATTACAACAATCACTTAAATAAATAAAGTTGTAATACTCATCTTCTAATTGGTAATAGTCTGTATCTTGCCTACAACTACTACATACTTTTGAATATACTTTTGTTCCATTAACAATATCTACTACAAACATTACTTTTCTTTCACTATGTTGTGGATCATTTGTCTAGTTAAATTAGTTATCTCTGCTAACTCAATAGCTGAATAACCAATACCATACAAATTCTTTATTGCTACATTTCTTATGTCTATAAACTCTTGGTTAATAGTTTTAAGATTTTGTAGTTCTTTCATACTTTCATCTAATGCTTTACGATAATTAAACTCTGTTTGTTTATCTACATTGTCGCTTATGTTCTCTCGTGCTTGTGTTAAAAGATCGTTAATGTTATTTTCTTGCATTGTTTACCTTTCTACTTTACGATTAATTTATAATCGTGTTCTCTATTTTCTTCTTCGTTATGTACAAAATATGCAATAACTTGATCATTATTTTTTAGATAACTTTCATTTAAATTAATATCTATTGTGTCATTTAAGTTTTCAAATGAATTTAATTTTAAAACAAAATCGTTATAACAAGCTTGTCCTTCATCTAATGCTTGTTCTAAAACTTTTATTGCATCATCTTTGGTTTGGTAATATAACTTTTCCCAACTACCACCTCCATATTCATCATTAAAATCTTGAACAACAACATATATATTATCTTCCATTGTTTACCTTTCTATTATTCTTCTAATTCACTACCAGTAATATTAACTTGTGAGTCATCACCATATTCTACATAATTAAAAGTTACATTAATATTAATTTTGTTTTCAGGTGTTAATACATCATCATCAATATCAGCTAAAGTAAATTCATTTTCATCACCCTCTTTTAAACCAACTTCGCAATATGCTAAATTAATTTGTTCTTCAGTTAATTTAACTTCACTTTTAACTGTGTAATGCCTACTGTCTTGTGAATATTCTTCCACTTCATATACATATTTCATATCTTCCCTATTCTTTCTGCTATTCATAGATAGCTTGTAACTTACAGGAGTTACTTTAATCTTGACTGCAACGCAGACATAACCTATAAGCTACAAGCTACCTATAAAAAGCTATCAGCTTTTTTAACTACTACCACATAGCTTTCGTTAAATGTTTGTTGATCTACAATCTCTAATCTATTGCCCTCTATAAAATGCAACACTTCTTTTGTGCTACGAAAAGGTTTTAAAGTTTTGTTGTAATTAACAAATATATACCTACAATCTAGTGGTAACTCAATCTTCTGTTTTAATACCATAATCTTAGTATAACTAACTTTACAATAACTGTAAAGGTTATTTGCCTAAATATTCTGCTAACCACGATCCCTCATCGCTATTTTTATATTCTTCCATATGAATAGTTTGCCTACAATATAGACATTCAAGAGCTGACCATTTAAAATGATTAACCCCTAACATATCTAAACAATATGGACAATTAAAATATATTTTACTCATTTAATTAACCTTTCTGTTTATTAACTTACCTACATTGTAATACTTGTTTTACAGAATAGCAATTTATTTACCTACACAATAGAAAAAACCAGCCGATCTTAAAGGGGACAGACCAACTGGTTTAATCTTTAGCTATTAAATATATTCTGTTTTATATATAGTTCTATAACGCATTTTTTGATATTCAATTTCATTATATTTTCTATTTAATCTTTTAATCTTAAAAGCTACATCTATTAAATTATCACATAATTTATTTATAAAATTATATAACCAAATAAATCTAGGTTTAGTTAAAGTTTCATAATATCTTTTTCTACCTACTGCAACTTCTCTTGTTATTCTTCTGCGATATTTTTCGTTTCTCATTATCCTCTCAATCTATTATATGTACCCCATCTTGAAGCCAAGAAGGTTTCAATTCAAAATTAGTCATAAAATCGTTGTTAGTTTCCCTACACCATAACAAGACATTATTTATAGGTGCAAGATCATTTTTATTTAACATAATATGATCTTCACCTTCTAATAATTTTTTGGCTATACCTGTTTTTGCTATTAGTTTCATTATTTACCCCCTTTAATGTAATATTTTTTGTTTAAGTATTGCTTGACTGTATCGGCTAACCAATAGCTTAACCAACCTACAGAATAGCAACCTACAACCAATATTAAATATTGCGTAGGATTTAAAATAACTGTATCAATCATTTAATTCACCTGCTTTCTGGTATAAATACCCTACAAGCACCATTTAACAAGTGCTTGTTAGCTATTTATTTAAAGTCTTTTAAACAATCTAAAGATAGTTTTAATTCTTTTTCTAGTCTGTTTAATTCTTTTCTAGCTTGTTGGTAATCTTCAAACCTCACAACTTGAAAACCTGCTGAGCCAACATCTTCTTGTAGATGAGTTAGTTTTTCATTATGTAATAAAATAATTTTATGATCTTTATCATCATAAAACCCTTTTACTTCCTCAATCAATAAAGTAATAACTTCTTCATATGGATTTACACCATAGTAAGAAAATATATTACCCTGTTGTTTTTTATCAGGATCAACAAAAAGAACCCTTTTGATCTTAGAGTTGTGTAATCTGCGAATACTATTAGAAAAATAATAACTACTTAACTTAATCATTGTGTAATCGTGTATATAATTACAATCAACTGCATCTGGTTTAAATTGCATTGTATTATATTTTTCTATTGTTTGATTATCCATTTATTTTACCCCCTTTAATCATTTAAATTCTTAAAATTTGCATAGGAATAACTTAAAATCAAAGCACCACAATCATTACAAAAATGTTGCTTTCTAAATTTCAAATCTTCCATACAAAAGAAATTATTCTTTTTGCATCTCTTACAATTTATTTTTAATTTATCCATAATTACCCCTTTATGTAATTAACCTTATGTAAAGATTATATGCTTGTAAAATTTATATTACAATTTATTTAATTATTTCTTTTTGTTGTGGATAGTTGGAAGATGAAAGATAAATAATATTACTGTCGTGTCATAAGTTATTAAAACATACCCCATATGTATTATAAAAAATCATACTGTATTATTTATGGCTAACTATCTCTTAAAACCTTATAAAACCTAATTATTACAGGATTTACACGCACATTATACGCCTATGAACGCAACATAATACATATTATAGGACAATAGCATATATTAAATAAGGCAGGTGTATATCGTATACGTAACCCTTTAATCAATGTATGGAAACTATACAATCACAATACAAATAACATACTATATATTGTGTGTTTTACCAGACATACTACATATAGTAGGACTACTATCACAGTAGTATCTGTTTTGATCACCTATCTGTTTTAGTGTGTTTTCACACTCTTTACATTTTTTTTTCAATAAGAAAAGAATACTAGATAAAAAAATATTAAAGAATAGTTCTAACCCTGTGTCACTCCCTCCCAAAAACCAGAATGAACTAAAATTAGTAACATTTAAATATGTGAAGTAATAGGCTATGACCCTAGTTACTATGGTCCAGCTAGTCCACTTATCCTGTTGTTTGATCTAATATTTCTTTCTAAAAGCTGGAGAAATATCTTGTTTGTTGTTGTCATACTATCATAGATTTATTAATATACAAATCAATGACAGTTAATGGACAGACTGTATACGTAACAGAGCCCTGCTTACCGATTGGCAGGGTTTTGTTTATTGACTAAGTATCTATTATGATCTATAATTAAATTACTCATTTCTTATGAGTATCAACTTCCCTGTTTGATTAACCAATAAACCCTAGCTAGTCTAGGGTATGTGAAATATAAATTTAAAGATACAACAACAACAGAGTATGTTATTGAGGCAGATAGCGAACAAGAAGCAGTAAAAATATTAGATATGTTATGGTGGACAAAACAAGATAGCATTAAAAATTTATGTCATCAACATAAAATAGAACGAAGCTCTAAGATTTGGATAGAGTATTAAAAATTTTTTTTTACGCCTTCGGCTCTTGTAAGCCTTCAGGCTTCTGTCTGCCTTTTATTCTAGGATATGTTTTTGTTTTATGATTATTACAATATCTATACTTGTTATATTTTGAGATAACAGTATTACAGTTTTCCTGCAAACAAATTCTTCCACTACTATAGGAAGTAGAGGGTTTGTAATTAGGATATTTATTTCCTTTTATATAATCACTCATACAAGATATAGTATAGTTAGGAGAACGAAAACTTATGTATGGATATAAGAAGAAGAAAAAGAAATCTAAGAAAAAAGGTAGAAAGTAACAAATGGCTGAATGGCGAGGAATGAAAGTTAAGCTAAATAGTCCTACGGCTATTAGGAAAGGCGAACCAGGTTATGGTCGTAAATCCAAAAAAGTTTTTGTTATGTCCAATGGGAAAGTAAAAAAGGTAATGTTTGGTGATCCGAATATGCCTGTTCGTAAAAGCAATCCTAAAGCAAGAGCTTCATTCCGTGCCAGGCACAAATGTTCTACTGCAAAAGATAAGACTACTGCTCGTTACTGGGCTTGTAGGGATTGGTAAGGAGATAATATGCCAAAAGGTAAAAAAGGTTACTCTGCAAAACAAATGAAGATTGCAAGAGTTGCACCACCTAGAAATAAAATTACTGGTGCTGACTTCAAAGCACTTAAAAAGAAAAAGAAAAAGAAATGAAAGTCAAAGGCGTAGATGTTTCTAGTTTAACTAAAAGACAGCAACAAAGTATGAAAAAACATTCACAACATCATACTAAAAAACATATGCAGTATATGTTAAACTCAATGAAAAGGGGTGCTACGTTTACACAAGCACACCAAAGAGCTATGAAGAAAGTAGGTAAATAATGGCTGGTAGGCGAGTAAGTTGGATGTGGGGTGGCAAAAGATATTATGGCACACTAATTCCTAGCAGAGAAACAAAAGATGCAAGATTTGCTAGAACTGAAAACGGAAAGATAAAAAGACTTCCTAAAAAGAAAAAATAATGGCTGAAAGAAAAACTTGTGCTAACAAAGGGTGCGAGAAAAAGTTTACAGCTAAAACTAATAAAAAATTATATTGTTCTGATCAATGTAATAAAAAAGCATATTACAAAAGAAACAAAAAGAAAAAACAAGAACAATTTACATCACAAATGACAGCTAGTCGTGGTGAGTATTATCAAGATTATGTAGATAATTTTGCAGCAGAAGTAGAAGAAAAACTTATAGCTAAGAAGGATGTTGCAGAGATTTATGGTGTAAACAATTCTTTAATTACAAAAATGCACGAAGCATATTTGTTAGATAAAGAAAACTTAGAAAAAAAGAAAGATTGGACAACACCTAAAGAAGCAGTAAAAGCGTTAGCTAAATTTGAAGATTTTAGAAATAGATACTTCCAGACAGAAACAGGCGATCAATACGAAACAGCAGACTTTCATAAAAAATGGATTAATAGTATTTTAAAAGCTATTGATGAAGGTGGAGAACAAATGATACTTAGTCCTCCACGACACGGCAAAACAGATTTGCTCACACACTTTGCTGTATGGCAGATATGTAAAAATCCTAATGTAAGAATTATGTGGGTAGGTGGTAACGAGGAAATAGCAAAGAATGCAGTAGGTGCTGTAGTAGATCATTTAGAACATAACGAAAAACTTATACAAGACTTTTGTGGACCAGGAGAAACATTTAAACCTAAGAACAGAAGTGGTAAGTCTTGGACATCTGGACAGTTTACTATTGCTACTAGAACTGTAACTGGTATAAAGTCACCGACTATGGTTGCTGTAGGTAAAGGTGGTAAGATACTTTCTCGTGACTGTGACTTAATTATTGCAGATGACATTGAGGATCACGGCACAACAATACAACCTAGTGCTAGAGAACAAACTAGACAATGGTGGACAACAACTTTATCATCTCGTAAAGAAGAACACACAGCTATTGTTGTTATAGGGTCAAGACAGCACCCAGAGGATTTATATAACTTTTTACTAGAAAATCCACAGATGGACAAAATAGTAGAAGAAGCACATAACACAGAATGTGTATTGCCAGAAAACGATATAGAGTTACATACAGATTGTATGTTATGGGCAAGTAAAAGAAGTTACAAGTGGTTGCAATCACGATTACAAGCAGCAGAAACTACAGGTGGTAAAGCAATATTTGAAATGGTATATCTTAACAAAGCATTTGCAGAAGGTATAGCTATGTTTGATGTAGAGGAAGTAGATTTGTGTAGAGATGTAAACAGGACAATAGGACACATACCTGCTGGTTGTCACTTAGTTGCAGGACTAGACCCAGCTTCTACAGGTTATCAAGCTGCGTTTTTATGGGCTATAAATACTGAAACAGGAAAAATGTATATGGTAGATATAGAAAACGAACAAGGTGGTGGAATTATACAAGCAAAAGAAACTATAAAAAAATGGTACGAGAAATATAATCTTGCACATTGGGTTATAGAAGAAAATGGATTTCAAAGAGCTATACGACAAGACAAAGATTTAAAAGAGTATTGTGCAAGAATGGGTATTTATTTAGAAGGACATCAGACACAAAAAAACAAATTTGATCCTATCTTTGGCGTTGGAAGTATGAGAGAATTGTTTAAAGAGGAATTAATTAGTTTGCCTTATGGTAGTGCAGAAAGTGAAACTAAGAGTAATATATATCGTAGACAACTAATTTATTTTTCTACAGGTGCTAGTAAGCAATCTGGTAGAAATAACAAGAGTGATGTTGTTATGGCTAGTTGGTTTCCTATGAGAGTAATTAGGAGATTACAGAAAGAAAGATTAGCAGAAGTAGGATTAGATTATGAACCGAGTTTTGGAGAGTGGGATTTAAGCGATATGAACGAAAGCCCTTGGGGTTAAAATGACACCAGAAGAAATACAATATCAAATTACACAGTTGCACTATGACAATCAAAGTGCATACTCTACAAGAGGGCGTATTCGTGCAATTATGAATGGTGGACCTGATGGTTTACTTGCATTACTTGGCGATCAAATAAAAGGTTTTCAAGATTTTCAAATACCAGTTCCTAATTTAATGATGTCAGGACTAGAGCATTTGTCACAAAAGATAGGTCGTATTCCTAATTTAAAAGTAGATGTACCTAACAATAAAGATTCTGACAGAGCTAGAGCTAAAGCAGATAAGATAGCTCGTATTGTAACTTCGTATGATGACACACAAAAACTAGATTTACAAATGCCACAAGTAGGTAGATGGCTACCTGGTTATGGTTTTGCTGTATGGGTTATTAGAGAAAAGAAAGGACCTGATGGTACGCCATATCCTTGTGCAGAACTTCGTGACCCTTACAACTGTTTTCCTGGTTACTTTGGTGCAGATCAACAACCAAAAGAAATGGCTATTGTTCGTAGAGTTCCTAAAGAATCACTTGCACAGGTTTATCCTAAGTTTGCAGAAAAGATTATGGCTAAAGATGGTTATGAAACTAATGCACTAGGTATAGGTAATGCGTATGCTTCTGCTTACACAGATTCTTACAATGGTTCTTGGGCTAACTCAAATGGCGAAGGTGACTTAGTAGCAGAGTATTATAACGAAGAAGGTACATACATTTTCCATATGACTTCTGCAACTATACTTGACTTTATACCTAACCCACTAGATAGTGGTCCTGCGTTTGTTGTAGCAAAGAAATTTGCATTTGATAGATTACAAGGACAGTATGACCAAATCATAGGACTTATGGCTTCTATGGCAAAGATTAATGTTATGTCAATAATTGCTATGGAAGATGCAGTCTTTACAGAAACAAACATATCAGGTGAGATAGAATCAGGACAATATCGTAAAGGTAGGTTTGCTGTAAACTATCTAGCTCCTGGTACACAAGTAAGTAAACCAGCATCAAATGTACCTTATCAAATTTTTCAACAAATAGACAGAATAGAACGGCAACTACGAGTAGGTGGTTCTTATCCTGTATCTGATGATTCACAAAGCCCACTTAGCTTTGCAACAGGTAG